ATGCCAAATACAGAATCGCTAGTTACCAAGCAGGAGATTGAAGAGACAAAGACCGAAACATCTCAGATGTTCATTTCGATGAAGCATCCAGATTGGAGGTCTATTCAGGAGTCCCCTGAGTTTCTTCAGTGGCATACAGAACAGGGACAGAAGAACAGTTTTAACCCTATTGAAGTGATCGCCATATTCGATGAGTATGCCGATTATCAGAAAACCCGCAAGACACCGAAAGTAATTGCCGCAGAACGCGCCGAACGCCTAGAGCTTGCACAAAACCCTCATGGTCGCAATCTACCACCGATTAAATCGGAAGCTGATATGACCGAATCAGAAATACGCGCAGCCATCGGACGAGAAGTCTACGGCTAAGCATAAAGGAAAATTATCATGGCTTTAGTTCAGAATTATTCAACAGTAGCTTCGCGGAATCTTATCCGTGCGGAAATGGAAATGCTGAAAATGGTAGAGAACATTCAAGTTCTCGGCATGTTTGGCGACCAGAAACAACAACCCTTGAACAAGACAGATACGGTAGTATTTCGTCGTCTCAAGCCGTTCAATTCACTTGCTAATGAAACCCCAAATATTACAGCAGCCGCCTTCATTACAGCAGAAGGCACAACTCCAGCGTCTAACTCAATTAGTTATACTGACGTGACAGCCGTAGTTGAGCAGTATTCTGTACTGTTTAAGTTCTCTAGCAAGTCTCAGTTGATGTACGAAGACGACATCCCAAGTGATATGCAGAAACTGACCGCACAAACTCTAGCAGAAGTTGCAGAGCTTGTGGCTTATGGTCAAGTGAAAGCAGGTACAAGTGTTATTTACTCCAACGGCTCAACCCGTGCTGGTGTTAATACTGCTATCAGCCTACGCAAACTTCGCCAATCAGCGCGTACAATGGAATCTAACCGAGCGAAGCATGTCACTACGACTGTTGCTGCTGGTGAAAACTTCAGTACAGCGCCTGTAGAAGCTGCTTACTTGGTGTTCTATCATACTGATGGTTCTGCCGATGTTCGTGATCTGGCTGGATTTACCAAGCGTGTGGAATATGGTTCGGCTATCAAGCCAGTCCATCCTCGCGAAATTGGCGCATGTGAAGACTTCCGTTTCATTCCTTCCCCGTTGTTTAAGCCTTACCTAACTGCTGGCGCTGGCGCGGCTAACGGTATGGTACAGACAGGTGGAGCTTGTGACGTGTATCCTTACATTGTGCTAGCTGAATCTGCTTGCGGCCATATCAACCTGAAAGGCCACGGCTATACAGGTATCAGCCCAACAGTTATCTCCGCTTCAGTGAAGAATCACGCTAATCCATCCGGCATGTTCGGATATGTTGGCGCTGACTTCTGGTACGCATCTGTTCGTCTTAACGAGAACTGGATGACCCGTATCGAATGTGCGGTAACAGACTTGGTATAACAATCAATGACCTAGCCTGATGTTGTAAGATGTCAGGCGAAGTTTAATCACATTTATCGCCTCGGCGAATTTCAAATTTAAAGGAATTATTATGTTTACAGCAAATGACCAAATCCGTGGCCTTACGCTGCACACTGGAAACAGCGCGCTAGCTCTTGGTAACGGATCAAAACTAGGGGTGGCTACAGTCGCGGCTACCACTTTCGCAATCAACGGCATAGCTTATTCTCGTGCTGCTGCCGCTACAGATAGACCACTAACGGCAGATACAGCGCAAGGTCTTCTGACTAAGTGCTTGTATTTGATTTGCAGTAATTCAGCAGGAGCCATTACAAGCGTTCAAGGAATTGCTGTACCAACTCTCGACATAGCAGCCGGTAATGATGTTCTGCAATGGCCGACACCTGACTCAACCACTTGTGTTATTGGTGCGGTCAAGATCCAAACAGCAAGTACAGCTAATTTCACGCCTGGCACTACAGCGCTAGATGCGGCGAATATAACTGCTACTTACTACAATCTGTGCAGCATTCCTGCCGCACCGTTGACATCGTAAACCGCCGAAAGGTGTAACCGAAAGCCCCATTTGGGGCTTTCTTTTAATAGAGGGAAACTTATGAAGAACGGAACAGAACATAGTGATATGGAATCTGGCAAGACTAAAGGAATGGGCGAGCTTATGTCTGCTGGCGCTGAGGTAGAGCCAGTTGGAAATATGGGTATGGACGATCTTGCTCTTGAAGCGTTCATGCACGAAGAAGTTATGGTTTATGTCCATCCTACTCGTGAAGGTGGATCGTTGGACGTTATCAGTCCAAACGTGAACGGCATCAACATGCCTATTCAGCGTGGTGTTAATACACTAATTAAAAGAAAGTACGTTGAGGCAATGAAGCGTTGTCATTCCATCAGATACGAGCAGTCAGTTCAGAACCCTTCGCAGCCTGAGAACATTCAGATGATTGAGAAGAAGGTTCCTGATTATCCGTTTGACGTAATGCAAGATAGCGCAAAAGGCAAGTCTTGGCTTAAAGCCATTGAGCTAAGTCTTTAAAACGAAAACTTACATTTACAGCTAAATTTAAGTAGCTGCATAATTGATTTTTAACTCTTTGGGCAAGGACGCTCTTTTTGCTGGATAGATTAAGATGCAACTGAACCTAGCAGATCACTACCGGCAGCATATTCAGGCTGCCGATCAGTTATCCCCGACCTATATGGCTAAAAACATTATCTCCGCGCCCTTGCCTATTGCGAGTGATATAAGCTACATCGTGGCATCGTATTTGACCATTGACGGTGATTTATCTGTTGATGGCAACTTACTGATAATAGGATAAATCATGGCGCAAGTATTATTGAAAAATGGCATATCCCCATCATCGCCATCTGCCGGATATGTGTCGATATACGGGAAGGCTGCCGACAAATTGCTTTATTACAAAGATGAAGTTGGTGTAGAGCATAAAGTCAATACATCTAAGATGAATTTCGTCAACTACTCCACGGCAGCACAAGTGGTTGAGGCAGGCTCTGCCCGCGCTTATGTCGCAGGCTCAAATATTGCTATTGCGGCAGGCGACTTACAGGTTGGCACAATGTTCAGGTGGACGCTAAATATGTCCAAAGGCTCTGCTGGCTCAACTGCCACGACCTTTGATATTGCGTTTGGAACCGCAGGAACTACAGCAGACACTGCAAGAGTTTCTATGGCTCTGCCAGCCACAGGATCGGCTGTAGCAGACGAGGGCAACGTAATTATCACTGGCATTCATCGCGGCCCTGTAGGGGCTTCTGGCGTGGCTGTAGCGACTCTTTCTATGTCACACAACCTTGCGGCAACAGGACTTGCTGGCGTTCCGTCAGTTAATGTGGTGACTGTTTCCTCTGGCTTTGATGTAACGACACCAACTAACATTGGTCTTTGCTTTACCACTGGAAATCAGAAAATAACCTTCCAAGTGGTCACTGCGGAAATATGGAACGCTTAATATGACTTTTCTGGAATTATGCAAACGATTGCGCCAAGAGTCGGGAATATCCGGTACTGGCCCTGTAACTGTCGTGGGACAGACAGGAGAAAGCCGTAAAATCGTGGATTGGATATTGTCAGCCTACGTTGATATACAAAATCGCCACAATAACTGGGATTTCCTTCGCCATGATTTGACATTTGAAACCATTTCAGGAGAAAACAACTATACCAAGTCTGCCATTTCAGCAGAAGAATATGGCGAATGGTCGCAGAACGGGTTTCGCAGTTACTTGACCAGTACCGGCGTGTCCAGCGAACAATATATGCTCTGGATGAATTGGGCGGATTTCAGGGATACTTATCTTTTTGGCTCAAGTAGAGCCACTACTGGCGAGCCGCGCTACATCGCGCAAAAGCCAGACACATCACTGATTGTTTGGCCTATCCCTGACGGAACCTATACTATCAACGGCGAGTATTTCAAACGCGCCCAGACTATGACTGTTAATGCCGATGAGCCATTAATACCCTCCAAACTTGATATAGTTATAGTTTGGCGAGCTTTGATGTTTTATGCCGGTCAGGCTAACGCCCCTGAGCTTTATCAAGTAGGCGAGAGAGAATTTAAAAGACTGATTCGTAAACTTGAGTCAGAGCAACTACAGCCCATTGAATTTGGCTCGCCTCTAGCATGAAGCTAATTCAAGTAAGAACCGTAGAGGAATATGTAAAACTATCTGGTGGGATAGATCAGATTTCACCTGCGATAACAATCCCGCCAGGAGCCGCACTATCCGCACATAATTACGAGCCATCTACAGTTGGTGGCTATGAAAGGATTGACGGGTTTGAGGTTTATAGCGGTAAGCCCTCCCCATCAGCAGGGACTTACTTTTACTGCTCCGTAAGCTCGATTGGAACAACAGTAACTGGTAACACTATCACTGGGTCAACTAGCGGGGCGACAGGAAAGGTAATTGCTGCCAGTGTTGGTGTTCTTGCGATAACCAAGGTTACTGGAAAATTTAATTCAGGCACTGA